CGTGCTCCGGCTCACCTTATGCGGGCAGAACTGGGGCAGGGTGGTCATCACCTCAATCAGCCAGAAGCTCGCGCCCACGCTGACAAATGACGATGGCTGGCTTGCCCCGTCCGGCATAGATTTATCGCTCAGGCTGAAGAGCTGGTACTGGATGCCCAGGGAGAACAGCGATGTCACAAAGCAGTGAAGTCCTGACGCTGGATGACTCTCCTGTAATCATAGGAGCCACAGGGATGGATTCCGTCCGCCAGTGCCTGCGCACCATACTGCGCACGTTGACGTATTCCGTACCTCTGGACCGTGGATTCGCCAATGACGGGAACATGATTGATTCCCCGGCGCCGGGGAAGACGGCTCATCTGGCTGCCAGCCTGATTGACGCCATAGAGAAGTACGAGCCCCGCGTCTCCGTCGCTTCCGTGACTTTCGAGCCATTGACGGAAGAACAGCACATGCAGGGCATTGTGCGCCCTGTCGTCCGTTTTTCACTCAGGGAGGGCGTTGAACTGTGAGCCTTTCTTTTGCAGAACTTTCTGTTGAGGACGTTGAGAAAAGCGTTCTGACTTCCTATGAGACCATCGCGAAGACGACGCTGTACCCCGGCGACCCCGTGCGCCTCTTCCTGGAGTCTCTGGCATACGTCCTTGCCCTACAGAATTCAGTCATCGACATGGCGGGCAAAGCGAATTTGCTCCAGTTTGCTTCGGGAGAGCACCTGGACGCTATCGGCCTTATGACAGGAACCCGGCGTCTTAACGCCTCGAGTGCGGCGTGCACACTGCGATTCACGCTGCAGGAAGGGCTAGATTTTGACGTGGAGATCCCTGCGGGGACCAAAGCCGCAACGGCTGATGGAAAAACGATTTTTGCGACAGACAAATCTGTGGTTATTCAGGCGGGTGCACTTTTCGGAGAAGTCTCCGCTTCGGCGCAGGCATCCGGAAGCGGCGCCAACGGCTTTGTGGCGGGGCAGATCTGCGTGCTTGTAGCCCCTGTCGCCTATGTGGCTTCGGTCGAGAATACAACCACAACTATGCTTGGTGCGGATGTAGAGACGGATGCCCATTACCGCCAGCGTATCCAGGAATCCCCTGAGGCGTACACGTGCGCCGGTCCTGCCGGCATGTACAAAGCTCTGGCCATGGGGGTGTCTCAGGATATCGCTGATGTCTCTGTATCCTGCCCGAAGCCGGGCACTGTTGATGTGCGCCCTGTGCTGGCCGGCGGAGAACTTCCCCCCGAAGAGGTTTTGGAAGCCGTCCGTCAGAAGCTGTCAGCCGATGACGTAAGGCCGCTCACTGACACGGTAATAGTGCAGGCTCCTGATGGCATTTCATATGATTTGGATGTAACATGGTTCTTGTCAAAAGCGGACGAAGCTCTGCTTGCGACGATAAGCAGCGCTGTCACCTCTGCCGTGGAATCATATATCCTCTGGCAGCGCTCCAAGCCCGGACGCGACATTCTTCCTACTAAGCTCATCAGTCTGATGGAGCAGGCGGGAGCAAGGCGCGTCGTCGTTCGGTCCCCCGTCTACACTGTGCTCAAAGAAAGTGAGATTGCCAGAGAAGGCACTGTCTCTCTCTCATACGGAGGCCTCGAAGAAGAATGAGTCGTCATCTCCATGACCTCGTCTTCCGCCAGCTTGTTCCCGAGAGTATCCGCAGTGACAGCCAGATAGCTGCCGCGGCTGATGCGATCTCGCCGTTCCTGCAGACTATCGTCCGGGCTGTTCCGAACCTTCTTATTTACGGACGTCTGGAAGAGCAGGACCCCGCCGGAATGCTGGCACCGCTCAGAAGGCTGACAGAGGCCCGGGGCGGCCTCAAAAATCTTTCCACTGAAAAGCTCGAACAGCTTGCGTGGCAGTGGCACGTGGACTTCCGCGACGCCGCAAAAACAAACGAGAAGCTGCGCACTTTTGTCCTGAATTCTATTCCTTGGCACCGCATTAAGGGTACTCCGAAATCGCTGCTCGATGCCCTGGCACTTTACGGCATCGATGCCGAGGTGGAAGAAGACGGAACGGGCGACCAGTGGGCTTCCTATCAGATTCATCTGAAGGATGACGCCGACACAGATGAGGTGCGGACTGCCGCCATTATCGCCAGGGAGATGCAACCTGCCAGGTGCAGACTCTACCGCGTCTGGAACGACTTCTGGGATACAAGACCTATAAAATGCTCTGACGGACCGCGTCTTTCCGAGGGATGGCTTTCTTTCTATTCTGGCAAGGCCGTTGATGATAGCGATGACACGCTGGCAGCCGTTGGCGTCCGGTCCCGTCTCGGCAATAAGGCACCCAATTTCTATGCATGGCTTTTCCATGAATCGACCGTTACACTGACGGCTTCGAGGGAATACGGCTGGAGGCTGTCCTATTTTCGGCTGTCCGATGCCAGAGATGAACCTGCCGGATTTGTCCTGGTGTACAATGCCAACATGCTTGGAACCTCGCATAAGGGATGGGTTTCTCCGGTAGTCGCTCGAACCTTCTCCAAAATCCGTCTTGTCCTTTCCGATTCGGGGCCTCTGGGCTCGATTAACGGAACGTGTCTCGGGCCGGTCCGCGTGAGGTCGACGAAGAACCCATGGCAGCTTGGAGCCATGCAGCTTTCTGAGACGGACCCCGAAACGTCTCTCGATACGATACATGAAATTTTTGTACAGACCGCTCAGGCAGGCGCGGTGTCTGCCCCGGCGATAACCGTTTCCGGCGCCGTAGTTTCGGACTGCAGCGCCAGCGCAGATACATCCAGACAGACAGAGCTTTCCGCATGGCCTGAAGACAATGCACGCAGATGGTGGCCGCGCGTGGCCCTGATTAAAGAGAAAGCAGAGGGATAAAAATGAGTACAGTCGCAACACTGACAAAGACAGGGTTGTCAGCCGTAGCTGCAGCTATTAAGACGAGGCCGTTGCATATCGCATGGGGGGCCGGTTCTGAAGATTGGGACTCTGATCCAACCAAGAAGCCGTCGCTTGTGGACGCTACGGCGCTGACGCATGAGCTTGGGCGCAGAACGGTGCGCGCCTGCTCGTTCTGCACTCCCGATGAAAATGGAGATATCGTCGCGCCGACAGGGACAGATCCTGAAGGCAATATCATCACGGCCAGGTATTCGCTTTCCGATACGCCTCAGCCGTATCTCTACATCATGGCCAGTTTTGATTATGGAGACGCATCGGAAGCGACCATTCGGGAATGCGGCCTTTTTATGGATACGGTCGTTTCTGAAGCTTGCCCGGAAGGGCAGCGATATTTCGTCCCGGGAGAAGTAACCGATCCCGGCTATCTTGTGCTCGCGCAGATTTTTGATTCGCCGATTGTGCGCAGTGCGTCCATGCGCCAGAGCATAGAATTCGTCTTCTGTGTCTAAGGAGAGAAAACATGAGCACTGTCTATCCTTCCAATTATTACAACCATGCGGACGATAAGTCCGATTCTGCTGCCAGGCGGGAGAGGCTTCTTTTTGTCGATGGCAGGTACCTGCAGGGCGCCGAGCTTAACGAACTGCAGTCCATGGCGCAGAAGCGCCTTGCTGGCATAGGTGACGCTCTTTTCTCCGACGGTGACGTCATCAGCGACGGTCAGATTTCCGTCAACCCGTCTACCGGCGCTGTTTCTGCCCAGGCAGGCAAGGTGTATCTTTCCGGGGCCGTCCGCGAAGTCCCTGCCGCAAACTTTACTATTCCGGTGAAAGGGACGGTTGCTATCGGCATCCGCATGTCTACGGCTTCGGTGTCCGAGGCCGAAGATAAGACGCTGTACAATCCTGCAGTCGGCACAAGGTCCGAAGGCGAGCCCGGAGCCTGGCGCGAAGTAGTCAGTCTATCCTGGGGGTATTCCGAAGACGGCGGGACAGGGGATTTCTACGCCATTTACACTGTAGACGACGGCGTAGTGCGCGTAACGGAGACGCCGCCGGAGCTTTCCAGTGTTTCCCAGGCCATCGCCGCATATGACGTACAGTCTACCGGTGGCGGCACCTATGCTGTTTCCGGGCTTCAGCTGCACGCGCTGGACGACGAGGCAGGGAAACAGGTGTATACCGTCGATGCAGGCAAAGCCCGCGTTGCCGGCAAATCCATCGAGCTGTCCACGTCCCGCCGTATCGTCTATGCTGCTGAGCCGGATCTGCGCACGATAGATACGGAGATTACTCTCGCTGACGGAACGGACAGCCAGCGAGTGGATCTTGCTCATACGCCCGTGCATGATATTTCCAGCGTTCGTATCACAAAGAAGAAAACGGAAACCGTTGTGCATGGTTCTTATACAGGCTGTGCCGACGCTCTCAGTGAAACGTCCGTCGTTGAACTTCTTGCCGTGACTCAGGGCGATACGACGTACACTGCTGGCTCCGACTACAAAAAAACGGGC